GCAATGGCCGTGATGAACTCGCCGCTCTGGTGGCGTAGGGTGCCCATTACGATCCACTGCCCACCAACCAGGCCCGGCCGGAAGTCCGGAAGGGCCAGTCCGTTCTGGGTCAGGGGCCCACGCAACGCCTCGCAGCAGGCCGAATACGAGGCGAATTTGCTGCGAAAGTGCGGGTTGGCACTGTCGTATTTCACAATCGGATACGCGGCCTGGGCAGCCGCCAGGGCCTTGGTCAGTTGCCCAGTGACGGGCGAGCCGCTCGGCCCCAGGATTTCGTTGTTGTCGTTCATAGAATCACCTCCTCCTCACGCTTCCTCGCCCACGCCGGAACGACCATCTCCGTGATCTCGCCGTGATCCGCAGGCAGATACACGCCGGTCGAACGTCGCAGGCGAACCTCCTCCATCACGCTGACCAACCGCTGGCCAGCCTCCTCCACCAAGTCATCAGGCAAATAGAAGACCTTGCACCTGTAGGGCGGCATGGTCTGAACGAAGACGAACGGCATGCGGAACGGCATGTAACCGATCTGTTCCGCACCACGGCAGTACAGCCACTGCTGTTCCGCGTAGCCGTAGTCGCACACGCTCTTGCCGATCTTGTTCCACGGCGAACTGGTGGTCTTCAAATCCCACCACAGGTCTTCGCACACACCGTCCGGCCTGACCTTCAGCCTGTGGCCGTTGGCCTCCTGCCAGAACACGGAGAGCTGCGTTTCAGTGGTGGACTCAAACAGTTCACGCGCCGCCTCGTTGGCGAATGCGTTGTCCACCATGGTGCGGTAGACGAACGCCTGGTCGGCGGTGCAGCACACCCCGGTCTGGTTGGCCTCCCACTCCCGGTACGCCTTGGTGTTCCGTGATCCGCTGGCACCCAGAACTTCATCCGGCGGGATGCAAACCAGCGAGTCGAACGACTGGCCGGCGCACATGCCCATGATGATTTGGTCGAACTCGCCGCCGCGCTTGGTGGCCGCGTTCCCGGCGAAGAGCGAGCGACCGGAGTCCATCCACAATTGGGCCTCCCCGCCGCCGTCCGCCACAGCCCGCAGGAAGGTCCGAGAGTCAAACTCCTTCAGCGAGTGGTAGATGTGGGCCGCCATGCCGACGACCTTCACGGGCCCGCTGGAAACGTCGATGTTCATATGTCCACCTGTGGAGATGCGAAAAAAGCCCATCCGTGGGCGAAAAGCGATCCTTCAGCCCGTCCGTGGGCGGGCGGCAGAGATCGACTGGCCAAGGTGTCCAGCGATCAAAAGGCCGAGGCACAGTTCCATCTGTGCCAGCCAGGAGAGAAATCCAGCACCCACCCTGACGGCGGGGGCTAGAATGAAGTCGGCTCGCTCAAAGAGAGGAGCGAGTTTGGGCAACACTCCAACTGAGCTAGCTGCCCAATCGTTCCGAAAAAAACGATTTTTCAGGGGTGACCAACCATGCCGAGTTCCAGAAGACAGGTTAGTCCCCGCTCGGAAACTACCATGACGCTGCAAGAACTCGCCAGGAAGTACCACAACAGGGTGGGAGGATCCCCGGGCTACCTGGAGCAACTGGAGGTGTTCGTTCGCCGCCTTCGATGGAAGGCTGCGGACCTCTCCCCGGAACTCATCGACTCCTACCTGACCGATGCCCTGAAACATCTGGCTCCCTCCACCGTTGCAAACCACCGGAAGATGCTGCGGTGCCTGCTGCACTTCGCCGCCTCCGAGCGAATTGTGGACGCCAGTATACTGCGCCCCCTTCGCCGTGTCAAACGAGTTCCACCGAACCCCAGAGCGTGGAGTCACGCGGAAATCCGTACGCTTTTGTCGGTAGCTGCGAACCTGCGGGGCGGTCGCAAATGCCCGCGCAGTCTGCTGGCGAGGGCGTGGATCCTGGTTGCGTACAGCACTGGGCTGAGACTGGAAGACCTGTTGTCGATCCGCCATGATCAAATCCGCGGTCAGCGTCTGTGCCCTAGTCAGCACAAGGTGGGTTACCCCCATGTGTGCTGGCTGGACGACAATGCCCTGGCAGCAATCCGTTCGCTGCCTGTCCTTGGGCCGCGTATCTTTGGCGACCTCATCTGCCGAGACAAGGCCATGGCCATGATGCGGCAGCTCACGCGGGCCGCTGGCCTGCCTGGAAGCACTAAGTTTCTGCGGCGATCCGGGGCGACCTACTGCGAAATTGCAGGCAAGGACGCCACTGGACACTTAGGACACAGATCTCCAGGGATGAAGGTCTACTACATCGACCGGCTGCTGCTGGCAGAGGAGAAGCGCCAGGAGCCGACCGCGCCGCCGCTAGACCTGCTGGAGCAAACCTAGTGCTTCCAGCGGGTCCATGGCCATCTGCTTGTTTTCCCTGGCCCGCTTTGCCGCCTCGCTCTGAACGATTTTGTACAACAAGTACAAGTCCCGCTGCTGTTGCGGCATGGTCTGCAGGATCTCTTCCGGCACGGTGATGTTTTCATAGGTCCGAACACCAGGGGTGGTGGACAGCATCTGGTTCAGCATGTCCCGGGCCGCCTGACGCTTGGCCCGATCCTGGTCAATGTCGGTGAGCTTGGCCCCAGCCAGCAGATTGAACGCTGCCTTCATGTACTTGTCGCCGGTAGACAGCCGGTCGTCGGTCATCTGCCTATACAGGCCAAGCGCACGCGAACCGAATGGCATGAAATTGACGACGGCCTGCTCCAGCGGTCGTCCGACATCCCCGAAGTCTCGCTCCAACACGGAGTACAGGTCGTTGAGGTCGCGGCCAGAGTACAGTTGCCTCCCGGTGAAAGATTCAATCGGAGCCTTCACAAGCGGGGTGGTCATGCCCAGGAGATTCGATCCGGTCTTGCGGATGGTGTCTGCCAGCCGTGCCGTCGCAGTTGACCCAACGCCAGGCGTGAAGAGCTGGAAGAACGACTCCCACGGGAGATCCAAGTTGGTCAGGGACCGTTGCAGTTCCGGGTTCCCGGAACCCCACTCCGCAGGCAGCGGGATGGCGGCCGACTGACGCATATGCTCCGGGATGAAGTTGTCTTCGCTCGGCTCCGTGCCACGCACCACGCCACGGATGGACTGGCCCATCAGTCCGCCGGGGCGGTACAGGGCGTTGTCCATGATGCTTGGAACGATGCCCTTTTGGAACGAGTAGAAGGGCACCAACTTCTTTAGGCCGCGCTCAAAGCTGGTGAACGCCTGCGGCGAATAGTCCACCTGGCTGAGTCGCACAAGGTCGGCCGCCTCCCCAGGATCCACGCCTTTGCGGATCTGGTTCAGGAACACGCCACCGCGCAAAGCGTCTTCAACGGTGGATCCAACGGCGTCGTTCAGCACCAGGAGTGGATTCTTGTTGCGGGCCGCGGGGCGCTGCGTGATGCCCACGCCGCGCACGGTTGTCAGGTCGTTGAGGAACTGGCCCCGGGAGCGCTTTGGGTTGAAGAACGCTTGGCCAACGCTCGGATCATTCCCAGCCCCAAGCCACCCGCCGCGGATCTGCTGTTCCGGGAGCCCCGTCGCAAAGTCGGTGAACACGCCGCCGCCGATGCGATTGCCAGCCGTGAGGTCCAGGAACTTGGCGACCCGCTGTTCTGGCTTAAGTCCGGCGTATCCAGGGGCTTTTGCGAGCCGTTTCGCCAAAGCGGCCGTATCGCCCCGAGAAGCCCGGTACGCGGCCCACATGTCCAGCGGGTTGAATGCGTCGAACGTGGCGGCGTTGATTGCACCTGAGTACAGATTGCGGGTGTGGAATGCCGGGCTGGCCAAGGCACCGACTTTCCAGAAACTCAGGAACTGGTTGTAGGCGTTGGCAGCGGACTGTTCGACATCGCCAAGCTGCGTGGATTTGACCACCGTCGCCAGTTCAGCGACGAGACGCTCTGGGACCGACACGTTTGTGATGTCGGTGTTGAACAGCGTCTTCCACATCTTCTTAAAGTTATTCGCGTCAAAGTTCAGCCGCTTCGCCGCGTCGGTGAGCTGGACCATGCCGTCCTGCAGGCCGTCAGGGCCAATGCCAGATGCGGCCTCCCGGAGCCTGGGAATGATGCGGTCGGCGTTGGCGAGGACACGGCTCTGGCCACGCTCATAGCGCTCCAGATTCGTCCACCCCGGCGTGTCGAAGATGCCTGTTCCCGTCTGTGCGAACTGCTGATCTGAGCCGCGCAGCAGATTGACGAGGTCGTCACGGTTCTTCTGCATCTCCTCAATCACCGGCTTCATCATCGCCTTGCGCTCGGCGCTGGTGGCGTTCTTAAAGTCAGCGGATGCGACGAGTTCACGCAGGCGCTCGCGGAACGGAACCTGCACTCCAATGGATGTGAAGGCGTCGTCCAGAAGTTTCCTGGCCGGTTTCTGCTTGGCGTTGATCAGGGACTGCTGCAGGCCAGCGGCATCAAACGGCAGACCATTGGGTGTTCCGGGCGCAGCCTCCAGGGCTCGGCCGCCGGTCAGGATGCGGAACGTACGCTGCCCGCCCGGTATGTCGGTGTACGCCTTGCGACCACGGCCAAAGTTGTCGGAGGTGCCAAGCAGGGCCTGTCCGCGAGCCCACGGCTGTTCGACACGCTCCACAGCGTTGGGCCGAACGGGGTCCAGGATTTTCTCCCACCACTTCAATTGCCGCGGGAAGAACTCTGTCCCTGACGCACCACGCCAGCTCTGGTCAGGCAGGCCCTTGGAGATGGCATCTAGGCGAGCCTTCTCGGTGGCGTTCAGGTATTCTTCACGGACGGTGCGGAACTCTGGCACGTTCTCCAGCACCCAGTCCGCCACTTGGTCGCCACTGCTTTTTGGCATCGGCCCGTACACGCCAGGCGCGGTTGGGATGGGCGACGACTCTGCGTAGTCCACCAGCGCACGCTGCACATCGGTGCTATCAAAAGTTCGCAGCGTCTCCGGGATGCTGGTCGGAACTCCTTGTACGCCCTTGGCCCGCTGGGCGGCAGCAACCGACTCTGCGTCCACGCCCATGGCCTCACGCAGCATCTTGCCGCGCAGCAGTCCCCGGGCCTCGTCGGCACGGGAGGCATTGCGCTTTGCGATGCGGGAGTCCCACTGAAGGTCAGGGTTCAGGGTGCCGCCGGACGGTGCGTGAAGGCCAGCGATCAGAGGATTGACGAGCCAACTGGTGTACGGATTTCGTTTGGAACCTTCGGCAAGTGTGTCCAGCGTACTGGCTACTGTGTCGCCAAACTGCTTGCCAAACACATCGGTGTTGAATCCGATGTTCGTACCAGGGATCCGCACATCGACCAGGCTAGCGGCATTGCCGGTCAGGTCGGTGGGGTCAATCCCGAACCGCTTGGCCTGCGTCTGCCACCGCGCCAGGGCTTCCGCCTTCAGCGTCGGATCAGTGATCTCAGCCAGGGCCTGTTCGGGCGTGATGTCGCGCATGTACTTGCGAACACCGCCGCCAGCCTTCCTGGTCGCCCCAAGAGTGGAGCCCTCCCACGCAGCCTCCGCGGCATTGCGCAGCAGGCCAGACGCCTTCATCGCCTTGCCGGTCTGAGTCGCCGCGCCACGCCCCAGGATGGCCAGCGGATTGGCCCAGGTGAGCGGGTCCAAAAGCATCTCGGCAGCAAGCGAGCCCGTGAAGTTGCCCCACGTATCCTTGTCGCCAATCATGCCGTACTGCCGCAGCAGCTCACGGCCAGTGACACGGTCGTCGGATGTTCCGAGGAACGACAGCGGCTTGCCTGCCAGCAGGCCGCGGACGAAGGCGCCAGGCGTGTCGAAGAGCCAGCCCGCCGCAGCCAGGCCGGAAGAGCCCGCCTTGGCCAGGGAGTCCAGCATCCCGCTCTTCTGGTCGTCCGGCATCAGATCGGCAATCGTCGCCCGCTGCCGACCAAGCGGAGCGATGCCAATTACATCGCCGTCGTCGTCCGGAGGCAGAAGCCCTAGCTCCGCCTGTTGCTGGAGAACTCCGTATGGATCATACAGGTCAAAGAGCGGGGAGCGGGCCATTAACTGTCCATCGGAATATATCTAGGTCTGCCGGTCGGCGCAGGTGTTGGCGCAGCCCGCCCTGCTGGGTTAGATGTTTGATTCCACGGCCATCGCTCCCTATTGGCCGAGGCATGCGCGGCGGCCTCGGCCTCCGCCGGATCCATTCCGTACGGAGGCTGTTGCAGACGAGCCGCAAGACGCTTCTCGCTGTCGTAGCTGAACCCGCCCCAATCAGTGTCCATGGAGTCTCGCAGCCGATCAATCTCTGCCAGGCCATCTGGGCTGTCCCATCTCCCTTCCGAAATGTCGCTCACCCCGGCAGCGGCTGGGTCTTTCTCACGCCGCGCGGCATCGGCCTGCTGCTGCAGGATCGCAAGCTCTTCTGGAGTTCTTTGCTGTAGACCTCGGCCAGTCGCCATTCCGCGCGCCACCTGCAGTCCAAGATCAGTGAGCTGCTGGTTGTGCAATGCCTCTACGCCAAGGGGAGTCGGGCCGAAGTTGATTGGCCCGCCGCCACGGTTAGCGTTGAGGGCCGCGTTCTGCTGGTTCAGAATGGCCGCTTGCATGGGCCTGCTCAGGCCAGGGAGTGCAAGCGCACCTGCGTAATTGCCAGCCCGCATCATCACCTGCGCCCGCCACTGCAGTTCCTTGGCCTGGCGGTCGGCAAGTTTCTTGGCACGGCCTCGCTCACGCAGTTGGTCTGCAGTCAGTGCCATGTCTTCTTCGGTCGGATTGGTGATGCCAGCAGCGTCACGCAGGCGGCCCATCATGCGAGCATTTGACTGCTGCTGCCCTAGTTCCCGGTTCGCCTTCAGCTTTTCCGGGGTCAGCATGTACACCATCTCTGGGCCGTTGGGGCCATCGACCATCGTCGGAACGTACCCGCGGGCCGCTAGGTCGGGCCTCTCTAGCGACGGGTTTCGGTCCCGGTTGTCAACCTCCTTGCCGACCATCCGGCCGTCTGTGGCGGCGTTGGCAGTCCCAGCACCCGGGGCCCGCGGCAAGTAGGTCACGCCACCGCTTGGGCTGTAGACCGGGGCGTAGCCGCTCTGGCCAACTCCCATCATGTCACGGTCACGCGGGCTCATGCGCGCCTCGGCAATCTCCGCCCAGGTGGCACCGGCGTCACGCATCGCTTGCTCTTGCTCGCCCGTGTACTTTGGCCGGGCGTTGTATTGATCACGCTCTGCCTCCGTGGAGAACGCTGGCCCACTTCCGACCGGGCTGCCAAGCGTCGGGTCTGGCTTTGGCGCAACCGGCGCCGTGGGCTTGCGGACTGTGTCGTACTGCCGTGTCCGCTGATTCCAAACCCGCATCGTCCCGGGCTGGTCGCCGGGGAGCGTGTCAGTAGACGACATGTCCAGCGGTGCAGGCCGCATGGAAGCCCGCAGGGCCATCTCCTCTTCGTCCGGCGGGCGGTTGCGTCCCTCTTCAAACTGACGCTGCATGTCTCGGCTGTATGCATCACCCAGGCCGGTCTGCGCGTAGGCAACCCGGCGGGCCTCGTCGGGGTGCATGCCAGCGGCGATCAGCTCGCGGATCCGCTGGAGCGTCTTCGCCTCAACCTCACCGACAGTCGGTTCGACGTTCAGCGGCGACGACGGGGCGCCTTCCAGGTTGCTTTCGGATGCAGCGTAAACGGCCATCAGATCCTCACGTAGTGCTGGGAGATGAGCGGCGGCGGAGCCTGGGAGGCGGGGCAAGCAACTGCGGACCCTGCTTGGGCTGACCAATCAGTTGTGCGCGGCCCGCTCCAGGGCGAACAGGATTGGAGTTGCGGCGGGAGGTGTCCTGCTTGTCGGCCAGGGCGAACAACTCATCGATCCTCCGCTTCATGGCAGAGTACTCAGAGGCGGAGATGTTGCCTTGCGACGACCGGATGTTCAGCTCGGCCATCATCCGCCTGGCCTGGCTGCGGTAGTCGTCGCCCTGGTTCTGGGTAATCTGTTGGCGGGCGTCACGCTGGATGCTGCTGGTCTGCTGGTTCTGCTGTTCGACCGGCATGATGGCTGGCTGCGAGCCTGACCGGCGGCCTTCGGCGGCCAGTTCGTACAAGCGGTTCGCCTCATTGATCAGGGCGATGGACTCTGGCGTCTGTCTTCCAGCCTGCCGCTGGATGTCGTTGGCACGGGCAATGAGTTGCCGGGCCTGGGCGGCATAGTCCGGCTGGCCCTGCTTTACGGTCGGCTTCGGAACATCGGGCGTGGCCTCCACCTTCGGGGCTGGGCGGCTCTCTTCAGCAAGGTCTGCCGTTCCAGAACCGTTGCCGTTGTCCAGAACGCCACGGCTCAATACATATCCACCGGCCGCGCCAGCACCGAGCGCACCCCACGGGATCTTTGGCCCCCTGTCTTTGACGACAGGCGAGTCAGGGAGGCGGCCAGGCATCCCCGGGTACGGGCCATCAGCCATCTCGCCCGCTGTGCGCAGAGGCGGCGTTGGCGGAGGGGGAGGCGCAGCACCGCGTGGCGGCGCAGGCGGCTCTGGCGTGCGGGGAGGCAATACCTCAAACTCCGCGTCTATGACACGCTGCGGGGCTGTCGATGGATCAAAGCCGAGACGCGGTTGCGTCGGCGCCGGAAGGCCGCGGAGCGGTGCCGGGATCAGGTCAGTGGATCGCGGGACCAAACTGCCTGGACCGCCAATACCTCCAACAGGGACGCCTGGGCCGCGGACGCCAAACGGGATGAGCGAGCGAATGTCAGGCTCCCGCGCGCCAGGACCAAGAGGAAGTTCCAACTGCCTGGCTGGAGCATCGCCAACAAAGAAGTTCTCGGGCGGCTTTGCAGCAGGCTGCGGCGGTGGGGAGTGAGGGGCCTTGCGAGGACGACCGCGGCGCTCACCGTCTAGTCGGGCGATGGCATTATCGTACGCCGCCATGATCTCGTCGGGACTGGCCCGGTCGATAGTGGCGAAGAACTCCGGGGCATGCTCTTGGAGGAAGTCGCGGATTTGCTTGCTTGGAGCCAGGCCAATTGACGGGTCGCCAGCCACCCGTTGATCAACCGTCACCGGGCTCCGCGGCCCGCGGCGCGGAGCGGATGGCGACCGAGCGTCCTCCATCATCTGAAGCACTTGCGACGGCGTCAGCTTGGACAGGTCCGTGCCTTTCGCCTTCAGGGAACGAAGCATGGAGTCCGCAGCGTCGATGTCTGCACCGAGGCCAGACAGCTTGGCCATCAGTTTGTTGAACGCAGCGTCGGGCCTAGCCATTCTTCTTCGCCTTCTTCTTGGGCAGGTCGGCAAGCTCGCCGTCGCCGGGGAGGTCATCTTCCTTCACGGGGGGCGTGTTGGGCTTGCCGTGCATCTCCTCGTCCAGGTCGGCCAAGTCGTTCTTCTCGGCGCGTTTCTGGAGGCGGTCCAGCAATGCCTTCTCCTCGCCGTCCTTGGTGACGAGCAACTGCTTCACCAGTCGCTCCAGCGCGGCGCGGTTGAGATCACGCAGGTCGAAGTCCATCTTCATCCGATCAGTCCTCGCAAGAGTCCGGTACGCTGGAGCATTGCCATCGCATTGGCATAGGCGTTTTGACGCTGAAGCGCGCCGAGCGCCTGAGCAAACTGTTCCTGTCCCTGCTGCGCCTGCATGGCGTTCATTGCCGTGGAAGCGGCGTCCTGTGCTTGCTGTGAGTAGGCGTCCGCCACACCGTCAGCCACAGACGAAGCCGCGCGGATGCCTGCCTGGTGCCGCTGCCCAGCACCGCGGGACATGCCAGCCCGGTCCAGCTCCTTCATCGCAAACCGCGGATCGCCGCTCGCCTGCGCCGTGGCCATGCGAGCGTTGAACATGCTCGGCGTGAGCTGGTCGCCGTACTGCGGGAGCGACGGCTGGGCAATGCGGACAGAGTTCATCGGAACAACCCTCCAAGGAGGCTGCCAGCCAGGGATTGGCTGTACTGCGAGGCGGCTTGCTGCGCCTCGCCCATCTGCTGGAGGCCCGCCAAGGCCAACTGCCGCGCGGCGCTCTGGCGAGCAACGGCGTAGTTGCGGTTGGCCTCCGCAGCGTCACGCGCGTACTGCGTGGCATTCACTCCAGCCCGCGTCATATACACATCACGGGCGTTTTGCCCGAGGCCCTGCGGAACCTGCTGCCGCATTCCTGCCAGCGCAGACTCCTGCATCTCCGGAGTAATCGGCGGACGATTGGCAAGCCGCGTGTCGTAGCGGAGCATCAGCGTCCCACCTCACGCTCCACAATGCCCATGATCGGACGCAGCATGTCGGCATAGCCACGCATGCCGGACAGGGCGTCCCCGTATCCGCGGGACAGCCCATCCAGTATTCCGCCGTATTCGCCACGGTTCCGCGGATCGTTCTGGGTGTCGTAGAACTGATCCATCCCGTAGGCAGAGGCGCCCAGCCCCTGACCGGCCAGGGCGTACAGTCCACTCAGCGCCTGTGTCAGCATGTCCTGCGGGGCGTTGCGGTTTCCGTAGTAGGCGGTGTCCAACTGCCGCCGACCGGCATCCGCCTCGGAACCGATGCCCGCATCACCGGCCATGATGTCGCGCCGCAGACCGTCCAGGAATCCGGCGGGAAGCGATCCGCCCCCACCAGGAACTGCGCCATATGAACCGGATGCGATCTCGCCATCAGTGCCCGTGGCAGTGAAGCCCGAGCCAGGAACGCCACCGCCGCCCAGCGACCCCGCAGCCGCCAGGCCGACCAACGCCTGGTTGCGACCCATGCCGTACTGCGAGCGGGCGTTCTGGTTGGCCGCCTGCATGTCGGCCACGGCCTTCTGGTATGCGGCCTGGTTGCTGGCCCACGCCTGCATGGCGTTGTTTGTCGCACCACCATACGCACCGAGCGAGGCGGCTCCGATGTTAGAGGCGGCGTTCTGCCGGGCGGACTCTGCCAGAGCGTTGGCGCCGTAGAAGTTGCCGCGCTCGTTCGCTATCGCAGTGCCGACGTTCCCAAGCCCTTGGGCATAGTTCCCATAAGCGGCAGCCGTGGAGTTGGCGAATTGCCCAGGCTGCGAATACAGCCCACCCAGGAATTGCATGGCGTTCCCGTGCCGCTGGGCCCCAGCCTGCGTTTGGGCCGCGGCGACGTTCGCCTCTGCGTTGCGGTCGTTTTGATAGGTCTTGGCGGCCAGCGCCTGGGCGACTGGGTCACCAGTAAACTGATACCGCTGGTTGGTGTTGAGGCCGAGAAGTTGCATGTGTCCCCCTACTATCTATTGGCCGTTCTCAGCGGATCCGGAGTCGCACCGGCCGTTTTTTCTCCACAACAGCACAGTTTTCCTCGTCAAAACTGGCCCCCGCCAGGACGTTGGACCCCTGCGGCCAGCCAACGATCTGCAGTGACCGGATCCGCCGATCCAGCTCCTGGGTGAACGCCAGGAGCCTGGTCACCACGCCCCACAGCGTGGCAATGCGGGGGTCCATGTCGGCGGAGTTCTTCTGGTAAAAGAGGAAGTACTGATACAGGTCGCCTTCGCCGCTCTGTCCTTGCGGGCCAGCGGGTCCACGGGCGCCGTCCTTGCCGGGGGCGGGCTCACCGTTGATGGTGTCGGCGTTGACGTTCCCGGCGTCCACGTTCTCCACAGTCACGTTTTGGATGTACGTGTCGCCTTCAATGGTCACTGATGGACCGGCGTAGTACTGATTCAGATTCTGCGTGAGCGATGTACGGAGGTCGAACTGGGGCGATCCGTAGTAGGTGCTGTACCAGTCACCGGCCCTGTAGCCACCATTGCCTGGAGCCTCCACAAACCCGCCGTCCTGGAGGTTGGGGAACAGCTCTGGGTAATCGCCTGGATTCCATCCTGACTGCGACAGAACTCCGCCGCGCTGCGGGAATGAGGCGTTGCCGAATGCCACAGGCCCCCGATGCTCCAGGGGTTGGGCGCAGTTGAACAGGGCTTGCGACAATGCCTGCGCCAGCGCGGGCGGCATCTGCCCGTCAGTTGCCCGGTTGAATGCTGGAGCTGCGCGTGTCAGCATTACTGCACCCCCGAAACGGCAAGGGCGTGGAGTTGCACGGTCCCTGTGGTCTGCGATCCAGACACGGCCACGGCCATGTGCTTGTCTCCACCACCGCTCTGGTCCGTGACCCGTCCCGCATAGCTCGCCTTGGCGTAGCCATTGGCGGCACCCAAGGCGCTGCGGTCGGAAGCCATGTTGAGCGTGGCGACGGTGGATCCTGTGGCGACGACGAACCCGTCTCCGCGGTTGGATGCCACGGCGTTGGCCCGTGCAGAGTCGGAGTTGTTGAAGTGCAGGCCAAGCTCCAGCGTCTCTGGAGTCGGCGTGTAGACCACGCTGACGGCCCGGTTGCCGTCCTCGTCCTTTAGCATCAGCGGGGCGGTGCGGTACTGGTACGGAATGGCCGTAGAAGACCCTGATGTGCTGGCATCCACACGGCCCGAGGACTTCAGCATGCCGCCTGCCTCGCCCCCATAGATCACCGACTGCCGCTGGCCGATGCTGGTGGAGGCGGCGTGGCCGAGCGATTGGGCAAACGTCTCCTCCCACCATGCCTGCGTGGACAGGGAGTAGCACAGCGCCCGTGACGGGTATGTGCCGTCCGTGGAGCGGCAGTAGAAGAAGCGAACGACGCGCTCCTGGGCGTTTACCTTCACGTAGCAGTACTTCCGCTTGGAGAAGTCGATTACGCCGTCCCGCCAGTAGTTGTCCACGGCTGCCGAGATCGCCTCCTCCTGCGAGCCGTCGAAGGCGTACAGGCCGTAGTCGTCAGCGATGAATGCCACGCCGCCGAACACATCCCAGCACCTGGAGTTCAATGCTCCGCGGTAGGAAGCCAGGGTGATGGAAGCATCGATGACCGGCTGGCTCACGTATTGGAGCTTGTAGATGTGCCGGGACTGTGCGACCAGGAGTGAGGAGCCAAAGGGAATCAAAGCGACAATGGCGTCTGAATCGACAGCATTCTCCTGGAGGACGAGTTCGTTCGACTCCGGGACGCTCTCTGGCTCATCGATCTCGGAGTAGTACAGGCTGTTGGGCTTTGACCCGGTGGTGTCAACCGCATACCACGCCCGGTCCTGGAACATGCAGGCCACGCCCAGGTTGGTCGGCGGGGGATCGAAGCGGCGGGCATTGACCTGGCCGCTCGGCAGGACGACAGGCATCAGGCCGTACTTGCTCGTCACGTTCCCGGACGTTGTGTCTCGGTCCACATCCAAAAGCTCGCCGTCCGTGAGCGTGTCCACGTACGGAGTGCTTGGGATCTCGCCAGCCACCTTGTCGATGCGGGCCACACGGTACAGCACCACCGACTGGTCAGCGGTCGTTCGCCACAACTCCACGGCATGGACGCGGGACTCCATGTCCGCATGGTTGAAGTTCCAGGTCAGCGACTGCAGTCCGGCGGAAGCGTCTACCTCCCGAAGCTCCGAGATTGAACTGGGGATTGGGCCGCCCTGCGATTCTGGCGTGTCATCCAGGTAGCGGATGGCGCACTGGTAGATTCCCTTCAGCGTCGGCCGCAGCACCGCCACGGCCCTGGCGCTGGTATCAGCCACCTTCACCGTTGGTTTCAGTCGGTAGCGTCCGCCCGAAAGCATGGTGACGGCCGTGATCTGCCCGGTGGCGTTGACAGAACAGGTAGCCGCCGCGCCTGTGCCGATGGGATCGGCGGGGTCAGGGAGGAACGTGAGGACCGGAGGAGTCATGTACCCAGAGCCAGAGCTGGCAATGGACACCGACTGCACGGAGTACTCCAGGACTGGGGTGACGAGCGCTTGCGTAGTCGCCCCGCCGCCGGTCAGCGAGGCCGTGACGCCAGTGCTTGTGGCCCCCGTCCCGGCCGCCAGGATGTTGTGGCCGATGATCACGCCAGCCACATCATCAACGGTGACCTGGACGTTCGCGCCAGTGAGGCCCTGCGTGTTGTTGAACGTGATCGTCGGCTGCCCGGTGTAGCCAGCGCCGCTAGAGCTGAACTCCAGGTCAGCGAGACTGCCTTGGATGTTGCACGTAAACGCGGCCCCGCTTCCAAGGCCGCCAGAGAATGCGACCTGCGGGGCGGATGTATACCCCTCACCACGGCCAGTGACCTTCACTCCGGACACTCGTCCGTTGGCGACGGTCGCCGCACCAGTCGCCTGCGTCGTCGCCCCGCCACCGGAGAACGTGACTGTGGGCACACCACCGTACCCGGCACCGCCGTCGATGACCTGCACGGCAGCCACGTAGTTCTTCTGGCTGGCCGTGGAACCGACCGGGGCTACGAATACGGATGGCTTGGAGATCCCGAGCGGCTCCAGGTGCGGCGTGTCGCCATCCCACCGGAACCCGCGCCCGTAACCGTCCACACCGTACATGTCGTTCCAGCGGCCCTTAAAGAAGGACAGCGGCCGGGTGCCAGCGTAGGACAGGACGGTAGCCGTGGCGGCTGCACCGGAGCCTGTGGTTGCGGAGAAGGAAATGGCCGGGGCCGATGTGTAGCCGGTTCCGGCGTTGGTGAGGACCACGGCCTGGAGTGCCGTGCCGTTCATTTGGGCAACCGCAGCCGCGCCCGTCCCACCGCCACCGGAGACGACCACGGTCGGAGCGGAGGAGTATCCGCTTCCGCCAGTGGCCACAGTGATCTTTACGACTCCGGACGCCAACTGCATCAGGACGGCCCCTTGCCAACGTACACGTATCCGGACGAGTTCTGGTAGACGATGTGCGGCACCGTGCCGTGTTGGTAGTGGAAAACCTGCACCACCGGAGACGACGCACCTGTGTGCGTGGCGAACGTCACGCTCGTCACGCCAGAGCGTACAACCACGGACCCGGGAACAAGAGACTGCAGGTTGACCTGCGTGGCCGCGGCACCAGGAGGAACCGCATACGGACCTACGTTCGTTACCAGGCCCTTCCAGGCATTGATGACGATCATCCTTGGTCCGGCTTCAGTGGGGTGCGCCAGCCGCCGTCATGGTAAATCTGCCGACTGCGACCGGAGATCGGAGCGAGCTGGTCTTGCTCCATGGCCAGCCGCAGATCACGCTGATAAAGCTGGAACGCCTTGTCCTCTCCCTTGCCGCGGATGCGAGCAAGCCAGTAGTCGCAGCAGGAGTCCACGGCCTGCTGCATGTGCGGCGCAACGTCCACGGGGTCCGTGATCACGTACTTGGTGGACGAGGCAATCGTCCCGCTGTCATCAGTGGTTAGCCCCGTCGCACCGCCCACCGCCGTGATCTTGCCTTCGGACACCCATGGCGTGATCGATTCAATCGGGCCCGGGTGGTTGGTTGTGTCGCCAACTCGCAGCACTGATCCGACCATGGCGGCGGAGAATGCAGTCCCGTTTCCAGTGACTGCCGTACCAGTCCTGGCGATGGTCCCCTGCCGCAGAGCCGCCTCATGGCCAGAGTAGCGAATCGGCCTAGCGGAGCGGCGGTACGTGAAGTCCACAGTCTCTGCGGTCGTCGGATAGCCAAGCAGTTTGATGGCCCACCCAGAACCCAGAGGATCTTTAACGATGGTCCAGTGGTACGGCTTGCCAGACGAGCGGGCGACACGCTCAATCTTCATCGCCTCGTCCGGACTGAGGTAGATGCCGCTCCACCAGTTGAACTCGTCGCTCGGCTCGTCCATGTTCCGGAAGTCGGACGGCAGAGGATACAGCGTTCGGATGAGCGTGTATGCCGACAGGGCTGGCTCGCTCACGCCCGTGAACTGACTGCCCAGCGTTAGGCTGGTCGCAGATGTGAACGTGGACACCGGGTACGACCTGTCGCCGCAGCGGATCGTCCAGTGGCCGGCATTCGTCGCCGTCACGCCAGCGGTGGAGAAGGAGCCGCCCGTGAGCGTCACCACTCCGCCAGATATGGCCACCGTGCCAGTGGAGTACGTGGCGTTGGTCACCACCCGGCCGTGGACATGGTAGTACGACCAGTCCCGGATGGTGGTCACCTCGCCATACGCCTTCTGGACTGCCGTGCGAATGTCTCGTTGCTCTGCGTCCTGCGGGCCGCCGTAGGACGAGACGATCAGCGACTCAACAAGATCGAAGTATGTGAGGTAGCTCACGCAGGCTCCTGCGGAAGGAGTGCGACGGCCTCAGACCACGGGATGACTTCGACGTTCGGCAGAAGCACAGCCTTGTCGGCCGCTTCCCACATGGAGTGCATCCACCGCCCAGGCCCGATGGCCGTCAGGAGGTCGGCCGAAGTCATGTACCGACCGTCCGCTAGGATTCGCGGGACGATGTGGCAATCAGGCTGACCGTACAAATCTTGTAATTGCATGAGCCGCGCGTAGATGGAGTCCCCAAACACCAGCGCGTACTGCCTGGCGTCCTCGTAGGAGATCGGAAGCGTCAGGTCTGCGAGCGTCATGTTCGACCAAGGGCAGCGCGGAATGTCGTCAGGGCGTCATGGTAGGCCGTGCGGCCGGCGGTGGTGAACGCCGCGCCGATGCTGTACGAGTCGATGCGAGAGTGGAAGTATCCGGTGATGCCTGTTCCGGTCTGATTGCCTGCGAAAATCAAAAACGCCGTTGTGTGTGTGGCTGAATACGCGGCGAACGTGTTCTGCCCGAGGCTCACGTTTCGGGCGAACGATTCGCCAATAAGGCCGTTGGTGCCGTCCAGTTGGCACAGGTACTGCGTCCGACCAGTGACCGGAGAGGCGTTGCCTGTTGGCTGGATGCCACCAGAAAAAATACTGACTCGCGGCCTATTTGCAGTCGTCCCGTTGAAGTTCTGCTCCATGCCGAGACTGCCCGAAAGGTTCACTCGCGCACCGAGCAGGAAACGAAAGTTTTGTGTCGCATCTGGCACAAACGACGCGAACAGGTGAACCTGATTTGACCCCAGGAAGGTCATCGGCAGGCCGGTCGAAAGGTATTTCGATGTGCCGTTTCCCAGGAGTCCGTTGTTCTCGGCATAGTCGCCTTGGGCGAACGTGCCGGTATTTTCGTCGGTCGCGTTCCCCAGCGGCGCCGCCGTGAACGATTGAGCGCGGTACAGCGGAGTCCTGACGGCGTTCAGCGCCGAGTCGGCGGTTCCGCAGAACAGATTGAGCCGATAGAAACGGTCGCGGATGCCGGCGTTGTCAATGGCTTTGCAGAAATCCGACACAGCCTTCAGCGTTGAGCCGCTGACGCTTCCGCCATTGGCGATTACTCGCGTCCGCCAGTCAGCGGCCTCCGGGTGGAAGCCGCCGGTGCGTGGCCGCAGCAGTCGGGGCGACATGGGCATGCGACTAGCCCTTGGACATGACCGTCATGGCGCACGTAGTCGCACCCGCAACCACTGGCACCACGTAATTGACGGCGAAGCAAGCGTCAGGGACCGGATGGATGCCAATCGTCAGCGCAGTAGTGACCGCTGACCCCTCGGCGTAAATCTGGCGAGGCGTGACGGTGGGGGAGACGGTGCCGAACCAGTTGATCTGCGTCCCGCCTCCGGTGTTGGCGATCATCACGCATCCGCCGCCGAAACGGCCAAACGGAAACATTCCAGAGGTGGTGGCGGCAGAACTGTTGGCCGTCACCACGGCGCCAGGAGAAAAGTGCCGTGCAATCTCGTTCATACTCCGCGTCCTTTCACTTTGTACGCATGCTTTTCGATCACCTGGGCTCGCAGCTCCTGTGCGCTTGCCCGTGGGTTCTTTCGCTTCTCGCGGCGGACCTCGTCACGGATGATGGACTCTGACAGCAGCTTGCGTTGCGGTGGTGCCGGGCCGGGGTCGTAGTTGACGCTTCCGGTGACTGCCATGCGGCGCTGCTTCGCCACCTTCAGGACATCGTCGTTGCTGCTGACCCAGGCAGCGGGATCACGCCAACCGCGGCCGTCAGCGATCCCGGCGCAGTAGTACTTGCCGGATGGGTTGATCCCGGCCGCCTTGGCCTCACGGAGCATGTAGCTGGCCTGCCGCCTGGGCAGGGTGTCGAACTGCTGGTTGTTCTGCCGCCCCTCCAGGAAGGCCCGCTCCGTACCCTTGGTTCCAGGAGGGCACTGCAGGGCCACCATTTCCGCCCACCGCTCGCCGTAGGGCAGGGCATTCTGATAGGTTTCGACGGCCTCTCGGCCCCGATCAATCACGGACTGGGGAATGGTCATATAAGACTATTGGGCCGGTGGGGGTGGTGGAGGTGCTGGCGGTTCGCCGGGTTGCGGACCTGGTGGAGGAGGCCCTGGCGGCGGCGGCGGGGGCGGCGGAACCAGGAACTCCGCCACATCCATCTGATTCACCTTGCCCCAGGTCTGCAGCATGGCGTTGAAGATTTCTGGCTTCCCGGCCTGGAGAAGCCCTTGCGCCACGGGGGAGATGATCTGCATAAACGTGTTCAGGTTCTCGGTCTTGGTGGCGACGTTCGGCTTCCGGGCGCTGCCTGCCTCAACACGGTAGGAATACTCGCGGACGATGTTGTCCGGGGCCTCGTTCTGTACGTGCATGCCCCACGCCTGGGCCGCCATCGGGCCAAGGAGCGGTTCAACGTCCTGCGGGTAGATGAGCCACCGTGCCATCAGGGCCTCCTTGCGGGCGACCTCCGACAGACGGTCCTCCAATGTGTTTGCGTAATCGTCTGGCCTGACCGAAATTTGCTCGCTCTTCACGGCGGCCTCTGCCGCACTTCGGAAGGCTGACCTGGTCATGCCATAGATGAGTTCGGTCAAACCCACGCGGCGGTCGAACAGCTCCGTGACGGCCTGGATGATGTTGTACATGTCCTGGGTGACGCCAGGCATTTGAAACACGGAGATGACATCGTTGACCGAGCGACCAACGGCCTCCGAGATTTCTACGATGTTGAACCCGCCCTCGCTCTTCTCCAGGATCTTCGATTTGATGTCGGGATCCGCGGCCTTCGCTACGCCAATCAACGTCTGCGATGAAGTGGCGATCCGCGTGGCGAGGAAAGACATCGCCCAATTGATAAAGCGAAGCTCCCCGATACCTGGTTTGATCAGACTGATCGGCCAGGAGTAGCCAGGCTGGCGGTGCCAATCCAAGAGCGTGAACGGCCATCCGTTCGGCTCCGCCCAGAAGGGGATCGGCCACTGGCAGGACATGAACAGCGACTGCGGAATGCCAGTCTGATCGACCTCTTCCTTCAACATCGCTGGTGGAGCGTTGAGCGGGAAGTCGATTCCCTCCGCAACGACGATGTAGCAGTTCGGACCAAGGGCGTCGAACTTGCCACGCAGATCCTTGTCTGCGTCCTTCAGCCGGTCACCGAACCCGGTCTTGGAGTAGACCTCCCAGTAGCAGATCAGGTCGTTCGTCTTGCCGGTCTTCTTCTTGTACTCATAGCCCCGGTCGTTCTGGTCGGCCCGAGACGAGTACGATTCGATGTGGCCCTTCAGGTCATCCCGTGACAGGCCAAACTTCGCCGCGACTTCATCGATTGGCTGGACTCGCTTGCGGGCCGCCCAGCGGATGTCATCGAACTCGTCGGCGTCAGGATCCCAGACGAGGTTGTCAACGGAATCGTAGAACGAACCGGCCATCTTCACCTGCGAGCCTGGCGGCTGGTACAGCTCATGCCACCACACCCCGGCACCCTTAATGAACGCCTCGTCCACCACCTTCCGCGTGTGGCGTTTGAGATCCAGTTCGTTGGGCGTGTAGTTCAGGTAGTCTTCCAGGAGCTTGGCGATGAGCTTGCGCCGCTCATACATGAACCCCTGCTGTTCAACAGCCTGCTGGTAGGCGACGAACATCGGATCCGGCATCATCACCGGCTGGCCGTCCATGCCGATGACCGGCTGCCCGTCCGGCCCCATCTGCGGAACTGGGGGCTGCGGATTGATACCCAGGAGCGCCGGGCCGATCACCGGGTAGTCCTTGGGCGTGACCGTTCGCACCGGGTTGCGGTGGTGGATCACGGAGCCAAAGAGCGTTACGGCCTCAAAGACACGGTTGACGACCATCCGGAAGGGCGGCGGGGTCAGGCCCTTGTTGTAGCCCCGCTCGCCCCGGGCATGCTCGTTTGCCCACATGGCGTTCGGATCTGACGAGTAGAAGCCCATGGCCTCCTTGGCGTCGTCCGAGAACACCTTCTTGTGTTTCTCGCCCTGTTTGATGCACTCCAGCCACCGCTTGGCAATTGGGCGCAGGGGATTTTCGTCGGGCATAGCGTCTCCTATTGACTAATGCCCTTACTTGGCCTTTTTCGGCTCCAGGGCCTCCAGCTTCTTCTCCAGCAGGGAAACCCGCTCGGAAAGCAGGGCAATCTTGGGATCCTTGGCCCGATGCTCCCAGAACCCGTACCGCTTCCACTCCGGGAACTCCTGCACCCCCTCGTCGCTGACATGGTGGACAGAGGGCTTCACGGTGACCCCGGCCTCGCCGGACATGGCGAACAGGGTCAGGGTGCGGGCGGCTGCCTTGCAGACAATCGCCGGGACGGCAGTGGCTCCCTCATGGGGCATAAACAGGACAATCTCACCGACATCGGCCTTGGGCATTTCGTAACTCATCGCTTCACACTCCCATTGGGGGCTAGGAACACACACGGATCTTCGGACTCACGCTGTCGTCTCAGACGTTCGGCTCGCCACTTCACCCACCACGGCTCTGGGCCAACCTTAGTTGGCGGCCTGTGGTACTTGGGTTCGTATGCACAGAGGTATTCGGCGGTCTGGCATGCATGGACCTCGCCGCGGGTCTGCGGCTCGTCGGTCACGTACACCTGGCCATTGACGGTCGTCGTCTTCTTGCGATACCGCTTCAGCTCCCGGACGAGGTTGGGGCAGCCACCCTCCAGGATTTTGAACTTGGTGGTGCCGTCGCCACGGATGTGCATGTACTGCCGCACCATGGCCGTGCGGGCGGGGATGTCGTCGGAGCCCGGGAGGAACTGGTGGCCCGTGAGGGCGAAGCGGTAGTTCCGCTTCTTCAGCTCCTCGGAGTACATCTCATGCGGCAGACGGCCGGACCCGAGGTCACGCAACGCACCGCCGTGCATGTCCATGATGGCGGCGTAGATGTACTGGTGCTGGGCCTTGGCGAAGAACTGCTCTCCCCAGATCAGGGCGTTGCAGTTGCGGATGTACAGTTCGTCGTAGAAGAGAACGAACTTCTCATCGGGCGGGACGGCAGCGAACAGCGTGGCCATCACGGCATGGCCAGGGTCAATCGACACGTACCTCGTCCAGTCAGATGGGATCTGGCCGTCTGGCAATTCGTTGCGACCCATCATGTGGACTGACGCATTGAACGTCGGGTACATGAGCGTGGAGCCGGTGGTGAACTCCCCCTCGGCCCGCATCTTCAGTTCGTCTTGCCCCAGTGCCGCCCACCGCTCCAGGTTCTTCTTTTTCTCCTCCTGGTCGATGTGGTCGTTGTCCAGGAATCGGAGAACAAACTTTCTGATGATGGGGTTCTCAATCCCATCCTCGTCCGCCCTGTCGGCCCGCTCGCACAGACCAAGGAGCGCATCATTCTTGGACCACGGCATGGCCGACCACACAAAGCGGCCCTTGCGATCCGAAAGCCGGGCCTGCATTTCGCCAACCCACCGCTCGTTATTGATGTCCTCATCGATGTGGACGAGGTCGGCTTGGAAACCCTGCGGAGGCTCGCCTTCAGAAGAGAAGCAGTAGATAGTCCAGCCGTTGGTCAGCTCGGCCTTGTTGAGGTATCCCGCGTTCTTCTGGGTCCATGCCATGTCTTTGATCATGCGCGGCGGAATCAGCGGCGGGGCTGGCTTGGACTCGCCCTTGCGCGCAGCGTCCTTTGCCGGGTTGAAGGCCCGCCACAGCCCAGTAGCCTCGTCCCGGATGATTCGGAAAGCCCCCGCCTTAAACAGCATCGGGTACACAACCATGCCGATGTGCTGCCAGTTCTTTCCGATGACCACCAAGTTTCCGTTTTCTCTTGGGTACTTCCCATGCGGATCCTGGCCGGTGGCTGCGCGGGCGTCTTCTATAAACGTGCATGCGCTCTTGCCGCTTCTGTTTCCTCCGATGACCAGCCGTTCGCTAGCCGTGCAGGCGTGGAACGCTTCCTGTTTGGGCATCGGCACCCAAAGACGCAGGGCCTCCAGGCGGCGCTCCGCAAGCGCGGCCTGAACGTCCTTCATCTGCGTCAGGGCATGCTGCGTCAGCCCACCGATGGGCTCGTCGTCAGGCTTCTGGGGAGGCGGGATTTTGGGATGCTTTCGCACGTTCGTTCATCTGCTGAATCGTTGGAGACGACCACTCGCCGCACCAGCTTGCGCTTCTAGTGACGGGGAAGGAGTCGTCCTCATCCGGCTGGACGGTCGGTGGATATCTCCGACACAGGCCGTTGCTCTGGTAAATGAATTCCCACCACCGGCAGGTTTGGCACACTTGTTCCATCAATCACCTCAACCTTCTGAATGTTCATGGCGGCCTCCAAGACTTGGCGTCTCAGCTCGGCCTCCAGCTCTTCTTCGCTCATCAACTCCAGCGGCTTCTTGGCACCGCCCATGGCAGTGTTGCCGACCACCAGGCGGACCACGGAGTCCAGCATCTTGGTGCGAAACGCTCCGCCAACGGGGGCGTCGTAGAACTGCTTCATGTAGGCGTTGGCAAACCCACGCACCCCGCCGAAGTACTCCATGATGATTTCCAGGAGTTCGGAGGAGTGCGGGATGTTGGCCCCGCCCAGTCGGGACGCCTTAATGAAGGAGTCCACGGCGGACTTCTCAATCCGCGCCAGCCGCTTGTTGCGGACCTGCTTCCGCTCGCCCTTCATCTTGTCGTTGCGGCACTTGCGGCAACGGGCATGCAGGCCGTCCTTGGACTTGTGGAAGTTCTCCGCCGTGGCCGGGTACGAAGTTCCGCAGCCGATGCAAGTCTTGTATTCAGACACTACTGGACCACACCGTGCCTTGCGTCTGGAAGTCTTTGAACTGTTCCCGCACAGCCTGCGTCACGCCATGGAACAGGCCGTAGTCATGGCCAGCCACCACATGCATGGCCAGCGGCCGCCAGAGCGCAATGTCTGCCATCACAGAGTCGTAATCATGCTCGGCGTCGATGTAGACGATGTCGAACCGCTCGCCCATGCCAGCGAAATGCTCCGCCGCGTCCCGGGAGCTGCCACGGAAATAGCGGAGCTTTCCCGCAGACGACGCCTGCTTTGTGTTTGCCAGGAACGTCTTAAAGGCCGTGGCCGCATCGACGCCTTTGGTCCCGCTGTCGTTCTTGTTGCCCTCCCAGTGGTCGATGCACGTTACCGTCGCACCAGCCTCCACCATGATCAGCGCGGACCTTCCGGCCCATGATCCGATCTCGGCCACCTTCGGCGCACGGCCATGTTTGGCGATGAAGTCCCTGACGATCTTGCGAATGGCATCTGCGTCCGTTGTGTGGAGATCCATGCCCAGGCCATTGAACGGCACGGCCTCCAGCCACTTTGGGGTTGGCAGGTCGATCAGCTTGGTGCCAGAGTCAACCTTGGCGTCCCAGCAGTCCTTCAGCTTGGAACTCACGCTTTTGGCGTCGATGATCTGCGGCTTGCTGACGCACTTCGGCTTCCAGTGCCCTGCCCAGGCGTCCCAGTTGCAGTAGACGGGACTGTACCCCAGTTTCTGGGTGCCAACGAGCGACAAGTCCCGCGTCTGCGTAACGTCCTCAGTGGACGCCTTCTCAGAGGCGTACCTGTCCTTCCACTCATAGTAGAACCACGGCTTGTCGTTGTCGGCCTTCGGCTCCGTGAGATCGAAGCACCGCATGTCGTACATGATCAGGCCGGTAGGCAGGGCGGCGCATTCCTGAATCCCGGCCAGCTTCACCGCCGTGTGCCGGTCGTACATCTCCAGTTGGAAGTCTGGGTTCGGGTTCTCCGATGCCCAGTTATTCCAGCGGAAGACATACACACACTCCACGGGCGGAGGCCCGCAGTACGGGGCACCGATGCAGCATGGCCCCTTGTGGTAGTGATCAACCAGGAAGTCGAAGCTGCTTTTGAAGAACGGCTTGGCGTCCGGCTGGCCTGCGAGGATGTCAGGCTTCATGTCGCTATCGACCATCACCAGGACATCGATGCCATGCTCCCTGGCCATGAGAACGGCCCGGTTGCGGGTCATGGTGATCGGCGTGTCGGCCAAGTTCCAGACGCGGATGCCGGCTACCCGCTCGTCCTTTGATAACTCCAGCACCGTGGGCAGCATCCACTCACGGATGTCAGGCACCTCAGAGGAGATGCCGCCGTTGCCGCCGTATGAGAACGTAACGATGCCGACCTGGAACTTTTGCTGCATGTGTCACCTCGGGGGGTAGGTAGACAAGTGTACAGTTCTAACTTAGGAATCGCAAGCGGATATAGCCCGCGTTTGGTCACATCCTATAACCACCGTGCCGCTGGGCAGGGGGCCGTACTGGGTTCAGCCGCCTATGCTGCTCCAGCCACCCGGCCGTACTCAGATCGCGGCGTGGGGCAGCCGGTGGCTGACTGGGAGACTGGGTCTGCTGGCCTGGTCGCTGCGGCAGCACTGGCTGAAGCTGCCGGGACGGGCCAGCGGACGGGTACGGTATGTTTGCATTGTTTGCTGGCCCACTAGCGGGGGGGACCAGCGTCAGAACGGGTGCCTGGCGGCTACCAGCCTGCCCTCCAGTGGTCGGCATGCGGATGTTTTGCATCTGTTGCCGCAAGCCCTCCCAGCCACCAGGCACCGCCGGTCCAACTAGGCTGCGGCCGCCGGACGGCGGTGATGCGCCGACGCCAGGCTGACCTGGACGCGGCGGCGGGGCGGCAGGCGGCTGTTGAGAGAACGGATTCTGGTAACCGTCCTGAACCATCTGCCCGGCCTGCGACCACATCTGGTTGGGGTTGAACTGCATCGGTTGGCCCCAGGATGCTGGCGGGGCGCCCTGGCCACCGTACACGCCACCCGTGGCCATGGAGCGACCGGCCTGGTCGTTGGCCGACTGAATGAATGCGTCCCGCTGCCGATAGAACTGGTTGGGTTCCATCTGGCCCCACGGCGTCGTCATCTGCTGCGTGAAGCCAGGGGCACCGTATGGCGTTCCCTGCGACGGCGGCTGGATCGACTGGGCAGAGCCAGGAGTTGATGGCGTGTTGGTCGTATAGCCTCCAGCCAGCGGGCCGTCTCGGAAGATCAGGCTCATCAGCTCTCCTCCACTATGTCGTCAACGCCGGTGCCGGTGTCCTGCAGCATCCGCAGCCGCAGCATGTCCATGAGCGGCTGGTCGCCTCGCACCTCGGCAATGAGCTGACGCAGGTAGTCCAGGTTCTGAATGGCAGGATCGTTCATGTCGGTTCCCAGAAAATGGAAAAGCCTCTGACCAAGTTGCCCTGGTCAGAGGCCCCCCCTAGCCCCAAACAGGGCATAACTCAATACCGGGTCTGCATGATCGCCAGGACGTTGCTGCCCGTCGTCGCACCGACGCTGCACGCGCGGCCCAGGACGCCAAGGCCGTTGTTCCCGGCGCCGGTCGTCGCAGCACCAACGGACGAGGGCGTCACGCGGCCCGCGGTCGTCGCACCGCTGGTGGCGGCCGTGATGCAGGCCAGACGGTCGCCCACAGCCACATCCGTACCGGACAGGGCCACGGCCACCTCAGTGGGTCCGCTCACGGTCACCCAGCACACATCCTTGTCCGCCACGCCCGTGGCAGGCAGATACTCGTCCACCACACCGACACGCTCCTCGTTCGTCACGGCCGTGTAGCCGTCAACGTGCGAGAACACCGCCGTGCCAGCCGTGCCCACGGCAAACCGCACTACCCGCTTGGGAAGCAGCGCGGCGCCAGAGGCATTGCGAACGGCCACGCAGGTCTTAATGCGGCCCGAGCGCACCTTGCCGGTGGTCGGATCCACATCAGGGAACTGCTTAACCACACCAACCCAGGTCTTGCCGTCATCGTTGGAACTGACGCCCAGCGTCTGACCAAGTGCGAACGGCGGATCGATCAGAAGACTCATGTGTCACTTACTCCTTGGTTCAGACAACGAGCTTAAAGAAGTTCCTCGGGCTCTTAAACTTAAGGTTGCCGAGGGTGGAAACCACATAACGGTACTGCTGCGTGATTTCGTCGTAGAACGGTCCCTCACTGGTCAGGAGCTGGCCTTCCATGCACAGCAGCTCCACGTTGCCGGTGGCCAGGCCGTAGCCCACACCAGCCGGAACGCTGACCTCAGAGCCGACCTCCACGCCGTCGAACTCAAACACATCCGTGAAGCCGTAGCTCCGCAGACCGTTGGTCCGGCTGACGATCACGCGCTCCTTGGCGTCCAGCGTGTTGAGGAAGTCGATGTACAGACGCCGGTCCAGGAGGACCATGTCGATCTGGTCCTCCTTCGTATCGTTCCGGCGGGTCTGATGGATCGCCTCACGCAGGGCCTTGGCACAGTTGTCCTTCCAGGTCGAAGCCCCGAAGTACGAACTGTCGGCGTTCACAATCACCGGGCTGAAGAAGTCAAACTCAGGATCGACATCGCCGTCCGGCCAGGTGGACGTTGCATCGCCCGAACCACCGTACGCACCAAGGACGGTCGAAAGACCGGCGTAGGTGTCGTTCGGGTAGTAGAAGCGATCCAAGGGGTTGGCCACGCGGGCCGTGGCACCGGCTGTACCTTCCTGAATCGTCTGGGTGGCACCCATGAACGACTCAATGCCGTGGAACCGCAGCTCGTTACCGGCGGCGTAACCGTCCTGGACCCACTCCTTGGCAAGATACTGTTCCATGCTGGTAACAAGCCGACTCGCCATTTTCCCGGCAACATTAACCAGGGCCTGGGCGCTACGGTTCTCCAGCATTTCCTTCTTGTAGATGGCGTCCGTGACCTGCGCGCCACGGTACTCCAACTCCAGCTTCTTCCACAGATTCTCTCTGCTGAAGCTGCGAGGAGTCTCGCCATTGTTACCAGACGGGTTATGGTTACGGTATTGGATTTCCCAGTCGAAGCCCCTGCCTGACATGTTGGTACGGATCTGGCCCGCACCTTCCAGGGCAGCGTAGAACTTAAACTTACGCAACGAAGCGATCTCTTCCTCCCGAAGGTGGTTGACAATCGTCGTTGCAATGGAACGAGCCCAGTCGGTCGAACTGCTCATCAGATCACTCCATCGTTAACGAGTTGGCCGCGAAGCCTCTCTTCAAAAGACATCCGCTGGCGGGGTGCCCGCGGCTCAGTGGTTCCTGCACTGCGATTCGGGGTTCGGGTGGCACGTTCCCGGAGGAACTGCATGTTGCTCTCCGCCACTGGGTCCGCCGGGGCGGGTGCCTGCGGGGCTACAGGCTCGGCGTAACCCTGCCCCATTTGCGGAGCGGGTTGCTGCATCTGCTGGTAGCGGATGTTCAGCAGGTCACGCTGGAGCATGCCGGTGGCAAACTTCCAGCGGGCGTCGGGCGACTGGATGCCGAACTCAGCGGCCTGCTGGATGTACGCCTGGATGGCCTGGCCCTCGCGGGTCACGTTGCCCTGTTCGTCGTACAGCCAGTCCGCGTTCTGACGCTCCAGATCCTGAACGTAGTTCTTCGCCTGATACTGGCCCAGGTGCTGTTCGACCAGCTCCTTGGCCTTCTGCATCGCAACGTCTTCGATGAACGGCTTCAGCGTGTTCTCAGGATCCGTGACGAACTTGCGGGCGAAGTTCGCCGTGTAGTCCTGGTACTTCCGCAGGGCCTGCTGGGCCTCATAGGGGGCGTTGGGGTCGATGACCTCCTTGCCCGTCTGCGGATCGCGGATGATGTAGGACTTGTAGCTCTCTTCAACCGAGGGCGGAGCCCACCACTTCGGCTTCTCTGCAGGCTTGGGCTGGGCGGCCTCACGCTGGGCGGCCTGCCACTTCTCATACTCCGACTTGTTGCGGAGGTATTCGTTGGCCTGCGGGATCAGGTTCTGGTACTGACTCAGAACCCGCTGGCTCTCCAGGTAGCCCTGCTTGGATCGGTACAGATCCTGGGCAATGGCGAGGTCGTCCTGCCCGGCAAATTCTGGCAGGTGGCGGAACGCTTCGTACGGAGACGAGAAGCCGGACGACGGCGACTCATGGCCAGCGTCAACGGGAGCGGCAGCCTCGGGGGCCTCGCTTACCGGCGCTTCGTTAACAATTTCGTCCGACATAAACCTCAGTGCCTCGGGGGGAAGGGCTCTGAAAGGTCTAATGCCGGGCAGGGGCCGAAATTGTTACACCTGTCATTGCTTCCTTGGCGGCACACGCAAAAGGCGAATGGCATCCTCGGCACTCATGTTCAAAGAGTCTGGTACAGGATCGCCTGCTGGCCATGCTCGCACTGAGCCATCAATGGCGGCCAGATTGCCGTCCGGCATGATGCCTATATTGCCGGAATGTGGATCACTCCACTGCATTCCGCGCGCGGCCAGCGAGCGATGGACGGCATCGGCCATGTCAATCCATCGGCCCTCCTCCGCCAGGCCGCCGAGCCTGGAGCGGACGTTTGGATCCAGCACACGCGCCGCGCGTGGCTGTAATGCAACAAGCAAGCCTGGGCCAATTCGGTCCTTTGCCCAATACCCGGCCACGCCATCGACGCCTACAGGCAACTCAAATCCCCTGCCAGCACCATGCATCTGGATCTTCAACACGCTTTCCGGCGCCGATCCGCTGCTGGGCGCAGAGAAGACGATGCTTTCCCTCCCTCGTCCAATCGGCGGGCCAAGAATGACGCCGTTACCTCTGACAAATTCGTCCACCCCATCCATGGCCGCGGACGAACGAGGCATCGTCAACAGCGCTGTGGCATAACCAGCCATTGGCCCCTTGGATCGGGACAGCGATTCCATCGCATCCCACGCGCGCTCATATCTTGGCGCTGGAGCTGCGATTCCGATGGCCTGCAGCGTCTTTTCCAGTTTTCCCATGCAGGACTAATGCCTACCTATCGCTCTTCGGCGGGCGAGTCGGTCATCGCTCCGCTGGCGGCGCCTGCGGCAATGGGTGGCAGCAAGCCATACTTCCGCAAGATGCGGATGGAGTCTTCGGTGCCAGGGAACATTACGAAGTTGCGGGTGCCTTGGCCGGCGGTGCGAGAGTTGCCGTCCAAATACCGGATGCCTGGGATTCCTTCTTGCCGCATACGGATTGTGGCTATGTCGGCCGCCGTGCGGGCAGAAAGCGGCGCATACCTGTCATTTGCCGCGCGGGTGACAGACTTTTGGTATGCATCGCCCCCACGCCACCGCGTTGGTGTCGCAATGTCTGGGATGGCGCCCATGGCTCGCATTGCATCGACAATGTGCTGCGGCTGCGAGAGAACTGGCGCATCCCAATCCAAGAGCGCATCTTCCGGGTGGCCTATTGCCACTTCGTACATGCGTCCACGGCGCACGGGAGGCGGTGGTGTGTCCCCAGCCCTCCGCAAGAACTCCAGGCCCTGTTGCATGAAGTCTGGGGGCGTCTCTTTTGGAAACGGCACACCAGACAAGGCGGCCTTCATTGCCTCTTCTATATCGCGCACCGTAACAGCTTTCGCCATCGCCGCGTCGTTGGCGTGAATCCCAGAGTTTGTACGCCACCAATTGGTCGCAAACTCTTCGGGAGTCCACGCCGGCAGCGATGTCATCCGGCGATATGAGTCTGCGACTGCCTCGTTGCCAGCAAAGTACAGACCATGTCCGTAAGCCTGCGCGCCTTCGCCAGTCCCGATCTTACTTGCATCAAACCTGTCGAAGTCATACGGGCTGCCGTGATACGCACGGATGTACTTCGCATCCGGCGCCTGACCGCTCACTGCCCGTAGTACTGACTCCAGTCGGCCCAGCTTCCCCATGCCTAGCGAGCCTCCCTGCCGAGACGATCAATGAGGTCGTCGGAAGCCGCCGGTTCCGCAAGCCATGTCGGTGCGGTGAGCGCAGTAGGTAGACCCCAGTCCCACGCCAGGCTCTTGGCCGCTGCGCCTGCGGGCTTGCCGAACACGCCGTACGCCGATGCGAATGGATCCAGCATGAGGTCAGTAACCAGGCCAAGTGAAGCCGCAGCCGCCGGGGGCAGTCCATGCTTGGCGTAGAACTCCTGGCCGGTGATCGGCTCGGCAGTGGATCCCTCCAGCGTGAGGCCAATGGCGCGCCGCTCTGGGCTCATGTCGGTCCAGTTCTGAAGCGCGTCCGCATCGACACGCCGCCGCGTATCGGCCTGGGCACTCCATGTTGATTGGTTCGGGCTGGTAGAAGAGGTCGGAAGCACTGGGCCGAAGAACGTGGCGACATTGCGCCGCCAGTCCTCTGGGGCATCTGGATACGGCATCTTGTGGGGCAGCCCAAACGCCTTGGACCCGGCATACTCAACAGCATTGGCCAGGTTCTCGGCATTGGCCATGGCGGCTGCCGGAAGCGACTGGCTCCAGGTGGCCATGTTGCGCAGACCAGACCCAGGACCGAGCGCGCCCGTCGCCTCATACGGAGACTGGATGTCGGTCTTCATGCCGCGAACACCGAAGAACGGGTTGGCCCAGTGCCTGCTGCCGTTGGCCGGGGTGTCAGATGCGTACTTATCTAGGTCGGCCCTGACGCTTTCCGGCAATGACTCGCGCTGCTTTGGCGACGGGTAGGCATGCAGCAGTTCGTCCAGAACGTATTGCTGGCGGGTGCTTGCCAGCCTGGCGTCTGGAGACTTGGGCCTGCTACTGAGGATGCCGGGATTGCTGGCCACCCACTCCCATGTGCTGACCGGACGCGGCTCATCGATGTCGTTGGCTTCCCGCACCAGGGCACGGAGGTAGTCTACCGGCGGCCTTCCGCGGTTGGCGATCCGTGACGCCCGGCGGGTGATCTCCACCTGATCCATCGGGTCTGCCATTACTGATTCAGCCTTTCGATCAGGTCGTCATCGGACATGAGTCCTGCCCCTACGGCGGCGCCAACACCACCTTCTATGAGGCGGCGGCGCATCTCGTCGGACATGATGTAGCGACGGCCTGGCGGGGCAGTCTCGGACTGGGCTGCCTCATACCGCCGCGCCGCTGCTCGTTCGACTCTGTCTCGGACGCGGCTCTGCGCGTGAGACATTTCCTTCATTCGCTGCACATCATGCAGCACCTCGCCAATCCTTTGGTTCGCAATGCGCTCTGCGTCATCAAACGAATGGCCAGCCAGCTCCAAGTCGCCCCACAGCACATCACGCAGACGAGTTGCCTCATCCATTGTGATGCTTGGATCCCAGGGCGCGTCCATGGCGATGTGCGCCGCAGTTTCTCCAATGCCGCGGCGGCCATACGGCCTATTCCTTGGAAATCTTTTGTTGAGGTCGTCTTCCAATTCCATGATGCGGTCGAATTGCTGCCTGGCGGCGTACCCGTCCGGATCGCGCGCCCACGCCTCCTCTGCAAAGTCCTGCATGGTTTTAGGCTGACGAGTGTCGTCCACAAGTCCGCCCATCTTCCTTCCCAGCCGCTCCAGCGCCCCCGGAACAACCTTGCCGTATAGGTGCTGAAGGTGTTCTAAGTCGCCGCCAGAAACCGCTGCCGCGCGCGGACTAACGACCTCTATGGCGCGGTGCCCCTGCCTAGCCGCCTCCAGCGCCAGGCGCTTAATAAGCATGTCGCTCCAGGTGTCTTCCATTGCAAATGGAATCTGCTGCCGGAACGGCTCGCC